AGTAACTCCATTGTACCACTCATAGATATTGTACTGTGGTTCCATAGCAGATTTAGTATTCTTACCACCGATAGATCCTGATTTAGAATTACCTGTAAGGAATTTATCAGATACGATAGTAACATTAGTTCCAGACTTAGCTTGGATTTGTCTAGAAATTTCAATAGCTCCGAACTCACCTGTTAATAAGTGAATAGTTCTTCTGCCTCTTTCTATTTTACCAACACCCATGTCTAATAACATTTCTAAATGCCAATCTAAATCATAGCTATTATAATAGTGAACGTTTGATGGAGCAACTTGCTCGAAGAAACCTGCACCTGATTCGATAGCATATTTAGTTTTGTCATCTTTGTTAAGATATTTATGATCAGAAGTCCAGTTTTTCTTACCGTACATTAACATTCTTGCGAACATTTCTTCACATTGGTGATGAGCAACCATATCTTGATAGTTAATCCAGATAGATTCTGATTGTCCTTTGTATTGGAATCCAAACTCTAATGGTTCGTTTTTCCCTTTGTTAATCACATTACCAGGAACTTTGTATTCCATACGTAAAGTAGAAGGACGGTTTTCCATTCTCCAAGGAGAAGTGAAATAAGGATTAGAACCTTGGTAAGATAATGTTGATGGAGATAAACTATAAAATTTAGACCATTTAGAACCTATACCTAATTCATCAGCAGGAATAGATTTAGCAGGATTGTCCGTTACTAATTCTACTTCTACTTTTACTTGAGAACCTGCGTCAGAAACTTTCTTAACAAGTAAGTGATACTCATCACTTTCTCCTCTAAGAACATCTCCTTCATCAAAGATTGACTCTGAAAAGATCATATTGAACCTTTGTCCATTAGCTCCGTAGTTTCCTACAGTAATTGCAGCGCCTGCCATATCTTCGACAGCTACTAAAGCTAAGTTTTTATCATGTTGCCCTTGCAACATCCAGTTGTAAAATCCGTTTTCTTGTTCTACCTCTTTAACAGGGAACCTATTAACGAATTCACGTAATTTACCTTGAAGATTAGTTTTGTAGATCTCTCTGATCACAGAACTAATTAGTTCAGGTTTTTGTTGATACAAAGCATGAAAATGATTATCAGTCACTAGACCGTTATAATCAACTGCTTCATATTTTTGTAATGGAAGTAATTGTGCCATTTGTTTTTGTTTTTATTTTGTTAAACGATTTATTTTAAATTATCTTTTTCTCGGTTTTCCCATTCCTCTTTCTAGTAGATCTAATATTCCTTGAGCTTTCTGAGAAGTTTCTACTGAGGTATTTCTACCTACTCCTCTTTCATTCGTTGATGCTATTACTCTATCAATTTCTGATACTGCTTGAGTTTTAGCAACTTTTTTCAATTTAGTAATATTTGGTTTAAAGTTTCCTGTTTTATCAACATCAAAAAGTCCCATAGAATCATAGTAATTAATTAACATTTCAAATTCAGCAGGTTTCTTCATTTGTTTATACATTAATGAAGTATATCCTTTTCCACTTTTATCAGTATAAACAGGTTGTGTTATATTACTTTTAAGTTTTTCTCTAATTGATTTATTTAATTTTAAACCATCTATAAATTGTTCTTTAGTATCTATAGCTCCCATTAAACTATTATAACTATCTTCTCTTTGCTTTTCCCATTTAGCTTCTTCAGCAGCTTTATTTGCTCTTGAATTTTCTACAATAGAATATGCTTGATTCCTTAATTCAGGAATAGCTTTAAGAGCTTTTTCTTCAAGTTTACCAATAGCTTCTAAATCATCTATTGATTCTTTAATTTCTGCATTAGAGAAGTTTTTACCACTTAAATATCTGTAATAAATATTTTTCTGGAGATTTTCATCTCCTTGTATTGCTTCTTTTGTTACTGTGTCAAAGAACTCTAAATCTTGAGCAGCATGAATAGCTTGGTCAGCATCTGTAAAAGCATCTTCTATTTCTAGAAATTTCTTTTTAGCCCCGCTAAAGTTATCTTTCCATTGATTAGTCATTCCTTTGAATGATTTCTCCAATGTGCCTTTCATCAATTCTTTCAATTTATCCAAAGAACCCTCTAGTTCTTCTTCAGAGTCTACGGTACTTAAGACTCCTTCATCCATCATCTCTTTTAACATCGCTTTATAAAAAGCTTCTTTTTTCTCTTCCGAAATGTTGGTAGGAGATTCCGTACTAACTTCTTCGTTTACTACGTCAATAGTCGGAACTTCGTCTCCTAAGTCTCCCGTTGTAGCTTCTACAGGAGTTACCGATAATTCGTTATCTTCTGTAGTAGCTGCCTCTGGTGTTTCAATGTCCTCTCCCGTAGACATTGTTGTTTCTAATTCTCCAGGACTCATAATTTGTATCCCATCAAATAAATCTTCTTTTGCTGTCATAGTTTTTAATTATTAAACAAATATCATAATTATTATTATAACTTATAACAAATATTTATATAATATCTGCTATAGAGTTATGGCATTATTATTTATTTGCTTTAGTTATATTTTGTTTTTGTTTATTATTATTTATTTGTTTCTCTTTCAAAATTTCATTAGCTTTATTATTCCTAGTTTTTTCCATAAGCTCTTGCTCTTTAACACGTATTTGTTGATTTTTATAATTTTCATCAATATCTGTACGTCTTAAATCTAATCTATCATCTATACCATTTTTATCAGAATCTATTCTTTTATCATCTCTGACATCGGATGCTATTTCTTTAAGATTAGCAATATCTAACTTAGCTTGTATTTCAGCATATTTAACTTCTCTGTCTTTATCTGCTTCTGACATTAAGAACTCTCTTTGTGCTTGAGCATTTTGTTGTTCCATTTGTGCTTGTTGCTGTTGTTGCTCTAATTGTTTATTCTGTATCTCTTGATTCTCTTGTTTGATTTTCTCTGCAGAATCAGCAAGTCTTCTAGAAATTTCTTGTACAGATTCAGATTGAGAAATTGCTACAAGATCACCAATAGTAGCTTGTCCATTTTGAATAGCAGCTTGTGATAGAACTTTTAATTCTTGATACAATTGAGTATCAGCAGTAGAATTAGATATATGTATATCATATTCAGAAAGTACAAACTCATCAAAATTCTGAACCATTACTTGGCCCATATCATCAAGTAAGAATTGTCCTTTTTTAGGATTTTTCTTATAAGCATATTTACAGCATTCAAGGAATTTAGTTAAAGCTCTTTTTCTAAAGTTACCATCTAAACTAAACCATTTCTCTGTTATGTGAGAAGTTTGTGCAACCTCTCTTTCAACATTACCTACTGCTTCCCTATTTTGTATTTGCCCTTCTCTTGCTCCAGTTACACCTGCTAATTTTCCTAAAGTAGCTTCTATATCAAGAAGTAAATTAGAATACATTTGAATAGCGGAAGGATCTCCTATAGGAATATTTTGAGCAGTAAGAGTATTAAAAGCTCCAGCTGATTTACCTTGTGAGGGCCCTTTAAGGATTTCAGAAGTAGGATCTAACCATGCCATTTTATTAACTGTAGCATATTTTATCCATTCTTTAGGTTCCCAACCTGAAGGAATCATCGAACTATTAATAGCAGCAAAGCTTCCTTTATATGTAGCTATTTCAAGTTCACGTTTATAATAAGCAATATCATAAGAATATGCTAAAGGTTTCATTATATCAGAAAGAGATTGTACGGCATAATCATTAGTACTATTTACTGTTCCTATATAAGGTGGTATACCTTTAGACTTATTAACAAGAGATTTAGAACTATATGGTATTGGGCCCATTGCAACATAAATACTATCTGCTATTTTAGTAGCTTGTACCCATTCATTAACCCACATCCATTCTATTTCTTCACCTAGATCTTTTTTTATAACATAATTTTCATCTACGAAATCGTATTGTTCTTGACCATCTTCGTCATAGTATTTTCTTTTACCAATTTTTCTTCTTGTTCTCCAACAAGTTCTAAGTACCCTAACATTGCCATAAGTGTCAAATGAACCAGCGAAAGTTCTGATTCCTGCTTCATTTGGTTGAAATATTGAAAGTGCTTTGTCTTCTCCATAATAATCAAATATTGAAATATCTTTATTTAGTCCTAATGACACAGAAGAAGCACTTGCGCTTGTTCCTGTTTCTAAAAATTCTATATCTTTTTCTGAAAGTTCATCCCAGTAATCATCTATAACTTGTCCTACAGATTTATAACCATATTCTACTATGATATCAGAATCTTCTATAAACATAGAATTGCCTCCTAGTGTATAAAGATTCATAGGATTAACTCTTCTCATAACAGGCTCTCCTCCTAATACTCCACAATATACTATTTGTTCCCCTCCTACAAGAAGATCTTCAAAGGTACGAGAAAATAAAAAATCAAGGTTTTGTTCTTTATACTCACGTTTAAGAACTTTATTAGCAGTAATTTCAGCAATGTCTTGGAAATCATATGTTTGATACTTATTAAACTTCTGTAATCTTTTTTGTATCTCTTCTTCTGAAATACTATCTTGTTTTACTATAGAAACTAATTCTGCGAAAAGTTTTTCTTTAAGGGACTCTTCTTTACGGCCTATTCCTTCTTCGTCATTAGCAGATAAATAAGCACGGAATTCTTTTCTTCTTTTAGAATACTCCCCTACTAATAGATTAATCTTAGAGTTCTCTATACCTACATGTTGAAAACTAGCAGGTAAAGAATCTAAGTCTAAATTATCAGGATTAATAAATCTTTCAAAATCTTTAGAATCTATTATATTAGCTCTTAAATTATAATTTGTTTTTTTATTTTTAAAATTAGACCTGAGATCATAATCAGAAACTAATATGTTTTCTGCGAAATCTACGTTCTTCTGGTACCATTTATCTGTTTTTTGTTTGTCTGAAAGTTTTTGACGAGGGAAACTAACATATCCTTGCATTTTGGTAATTGGGCTTTGACTCATAATAAAAATTTTGTTAATATGCAAATTTAATCATAAAAATTGAAACTTTCCCTATTTATTGGTTTCTTTTTTAAAACTCCCATTTTTTCCCAATAAGAATTATCTAAAAAAGTTTTAACTTCTTCTTTACGTTTATCAGTGTGACGTTGCATTGTTGCATCGTGCCATAATAACATACCTAACGAAGAAACTCTATCAAAGTTTCCATATTGATTCCACATTATAAGTTCTTTAAGAAGTGCAGGTGAATATATAGTCTCTAAGCATCTAGTTTCAGAATTAATAGATATTCTTTCTAATAGCCAAGATTTAATAAAATCCCTAGCTGTTTGATTAACTTTAGCAGATGCATTAATTCCTTTAGAAGTATTTGTTCCTTGTCTGTATGTATCTGAGTTTCTTAATTGATAAGGAGTATCAGCAAGTAAATATAAGCATTTATGCTTTTCAAAATAAGTAAAGAGTCCTGGTAAGTTTTGTTCATACATGCCAGTAGCATTATAATAAAGAAGTAGTTTACGACATGTTTCATAAAAATCATTAGGATCATCTGTACGTCCTGTATACTCAGCAACTATTTGGCGAGTATATCTATTCATTACAAAAATAGAAGGTAAAGAATCTGTAGTACTTCTAGCTTTGTCGACAACATCCATTCCCCCAATGTACGTACCGTAAGGAATTATTCCTTCATCATTTTTTTGTGGTTTAACCCATATTTCTACAGCTCCTTTTTTATCTTCTAATTTGGATAAAGGAAAATTATGAATAGGCATAGCATCTTGTACAGAATTAAAATCTATTTTTGAATCTTTATCAAATGTTAAAAATCCTTTAAAAGATCCTTCTTTATACTTCTTAAGTTTCCCTCCTTCAAGTTCTGATAATTGTTCTTTTAATAATAGTGTAGGAAAATAAGAACCTTCTACTACTAAGAAAGCTTCTGAAGGAACTATGGGCCCATTAATAATTTCAGTATGGTATACAGTTGGATCGTTTGCAGATTTAGCAGTATCTCTTCTAGATTTTATATACATCCTAGAAAGTGTTTCATCTGTTAACTTATTAGTACCTTTTTTAAATTCATTTAATGTTTTCCAATAAGGAACGAAATATCCTATATTACCTCTATTTTCAAATTCATCTTTAAACACTACACAATTATATTCTTGTGGGTTACGAAATATAGACTCTGCATATAGAGCAGCTCTTCCTGATACCAGCCCCCCTGTTCCTAGAGCCCATATGACTAAGTTCTTTTTTTGTTTAGAAGCTTGTGTTGCTTCTATTGCTCCCCAGGCTTCTTTAATATTATTCATAAATCCTATCTCATCAAGTATAACAAGATTAGGTCGAGTACCATTAGCAGCTAGTGGATTATCTTTAAAAGTACGATGTCTAAGGAGAGAACCTGTGCGAGAAGTATACTCACGGTTTGGTGCTAAAGATCCAGTATAAGATACCATTAATGGTGAAGGATAAAACTCATCTCCTATTCTATAAGAACCAGTATAATGTTCAAAAGCAGCTTTACATTTCTTAATAAGAGGTTCTGTATACTTTGTATCAATTGCTCCTATTATAGTATCAGAAGCAGTATATTGTTTTACTTTCTTTTTAGCAAGGTAATCATCATAATCAGTTGCTCCATCAAAAAGATAATTATGAGAAGCAAGTCCTGAAGAAGCATAACTCTTTCCTCCCCCTCTACTTTGAACAGATATAAGATGTTGGGCACTATTCCTATATAAAGGCTTTCCTAAATTAGAAAGATGTATTTTTTGTAGATATTCTCTAGCAGGTAAATAAACTTTAGAAGCGGCTTCTTTAGCAGTAATCCTCCCTAACTTAATAGATAGTTCTTTTTCAGGACCATACTTTCTATCACAAGTATTAGTAGTGTCGAGTTCGAATCCTGAGAATCCTCTACACTCTTCATAAATAAGAAATAATTCCCAATCGATATCTCTAAGCCAGGGGAGTCCTAGAGCTTGGGCCACAGAACTATCGTCCTCAAAAAGAATCTTATGGAAGTTTACATAATAATAAAGAGGCCCAGGCATCCATTTTCCTTGTTGCCAATACCCCTCTATACATCTACGTTTTTGTTGTTGCCAAAAAGTAATTCGTTCATAATACTCAAGTTCAGGATGGTAGTTAGGTACTTCAGGTAATATAAAATTAGCATTATTAATCATATCTCATCAGAATCAGAGAGTGAGGAAATTCTAGAACCTTTCTTACGAGTCTTCTCTTCTTCATAAGATTCTCGAATTCTTTTATAATCATCAAACATTTTTGGAGTAGTTGATAATGCTTTATCTAGTTTAAGTATAGTATCAGCATCCTTTTCTTCTAATGCTTCTTTATAAAATTCTTTTAATCCTTTATCTCTTAATGCCATTATCTCATCCCAAGTCTGTAAAGATCTTTCTGCAGGTGTAAGTACTATATTCTTATATAAAGCAATATGGTCTTGATAATTTTTCCATTCAAATGTTTTATCTTTAATAAAATCTCTAGCTATTACTATTTCCTTATCAGGAAGATTATATAATTTAGATTCAGGATGTGAGTGTAAATGTATAGCCCACATTATCTTAGAACTTTTAACCTTTCGTTTAGAAGTATCAGAATCATAAAGTTCTCCGAATTCTTTAGGAATTATTAAATCAGGAAATTCTTTCCAAAAATTATCTTCAAAATTTACTCTCATACTATCTTTTTCTTTATTTTATATTTTCTTTTATTCTCTAAACAAAAGTTAGCATGGCGTATGTTACGTAAATTAGGAACAAATTTACCAAATTGATCAATATGAATAGTAGAAAATTTATCAGGATCATATTGATCATCTGTTTTCTTATCTATATGAGATATAATTTCTACTAACTGTTGGGTAAATAAAGTATATATCTCTTCTGCTACTTTAATTGATAAGCCATAATCACTCGCTATTTTCCTTAATATTTTGTCTTGTTTTTTCATTTAGTAAGAACAACAGCTGGTTCACTATTAATCTTTTCGGTCTCTTTTTCTGTTTTAATACTAGTCGACTCCTCATCAATTGTTTCATCAATTTGTTTTTTAGTTATTTGTTTTTGGTTATAAAGATTAATCTCTACTTTAAAACCTTGAGGGTCTGGTTTAAATAGAAGTTCTTGATGAATAACATTATCTTGATCCATTATAGGATTTCCTAAAAAAGTTTTTTTCTTTAATCTAGCTACTATATTATTATAATGTTTTTCTTCTATCTCTAAAAGCTCTCTAGTTTCCTTACGCATATCTGTAGAAAGAATAAACTTTGCCCTCTTCTTTGGAGGTAATGCTTCATACTCATTATTAAGTTTAATAAGTTCAGCAAGTACCTCTCGTTCTTGAGGAGTTATCTCAAGTAAGAAATTAAGTAAAGCTAAGATTTGGCGGTATATCTTATCTTTATTAGTAGGTAAAGATAATACTTTCTTTTTCATTACAATTCTTTAATGATTTTTTGTAGACCTTCATCTGAGTTCATCATTAAGCCCAGTTGATACCAGGATAAAAGAGCTGTCTGATTAATATTTGTCAATACATGGAGCAATACATTATACTCCATATTAAGAGCATCTATATTAGATGGCCTTTTAAATTTAAATTCTTGAATCTCCTTAGTCCCATATCCAGGTTCAGCTACGGAAATAACAAATCTCCAACCTTCCTTATCGTCTATTGGTTCTGACTTATATTTAAAAGTAAGCCCATGGCCTTTAGATTGTTCGGTAGCATTAATAAACATTGTTGCAAATATTTCTTTAATTACTTGTAGTTTTTCTTTTGTTCCCATATTTCTATATTTAATACAAATTCCTTTGTTTCTGTTACTCGATACTCCGTGTGAATATCTTTTGGTTTATAATCCTTATCTTTTTCACGTTGTTTTTTCTCATAGTATCGGAGCTGTTGTAATATAAACAGCTCCTTCTCCATGAGATAAGTAAAATCATTGCTAATATAATTATGAATTACGGGCATCTATAATAAATACTTGAGGAACAATTCTTGTTTCTCCTACTATTAATTGTGCTGTCAAATCGCAATTATATTTCTTTAAAATAGTATCTATTTCTGTACCACATAATCTTCTGATTTCCTCCCTAGAAACCTCAGTAGCTTGGTTTTCTTCTTTTACCATTTCTTTTACTTCTTCTTTTACTTTTTCTTTCTTTGGCTGTGTTTTCACTGCTTTCATTTGTTTTGTTTTAATTGTTTAACATTTTAATTTTTCTAATGATGACCATAATAATGCATTAAGGTATGATGCTGAAATTACTACTAATATCCATTCCCCTATAGAATTATTATAAATAGCAAAATAGATAAAAGTTCCCCAAAATGATGACATGCAAGGGGCACATAAAAGTAAGGGTTTTCCTATTATTACAGGTAAATGGGTATCTACTAGCTGTCTTAGCGGATACCCTATTTTTCCTTTATCTGTAATCGTGCGTAATCCTACGCAAAAAAGTGATATAGTCAGTATTATAATAAAGTAGTTCATAATGATAGTATTTTCATATTAAGAGAATATGCTCCTCTTGCTATGGGGATTAGTAATTCTTTTTGTTTAAGGGTAGCAATATGTTTCTCCAAAGTAGGAGAAGCTATTTTCAGCATACTTAATATCACATTCTTATTAATCTTGTCACTATACCATATATTATCCTCAATATTTGTTTGAGTAATTATATAATAAAGAACATGGAAAGCTTTGTCTGAAGACTTAAGCAATATAGATTCTTTAATATCAAGGTGTGCTGTTACCATTAGTTTTAATTATTTGACAAATATATATAAATATTTTAACTTATTATACAAAACGTATAATAAAATGTAAAAAAAAGTGAGTTATTATATAAAACGTATAGTAAGGGTACTTAAAAATAAATTAAGAATTCTATTCAATTAATATAAAAGATAATGTTGGTGTCAGAGGAATTTAACATATTTTAACATTTTTTAACATATTTTAACATTTACAATATATAGTGGATTTAAGCAGAATTGTATATTATGTACCAGAAGTAAATTAACATAATTTAACATCTTCGTGACATTTCTATGACATTATTGTAACAAAACTTTGACATTTAAATGACACTTGTTAAAAAAAAAAGTAATACCTTTGGTGGGTGGAGGATAATAATTTCATTTAGTATCTTAAGCAATTTACTCAAAGATTGTCACTTCTTCATTATCGTGGAGAATATCTATCTTAAGCAACTTTCCTCTGTAATTATAATACATTATAAACCCTACACCAAATTCATGAACTAGCTCAGTATGAACAGTTCCTATAGTCTTAGTATGAGGATTGTGATGAACATTATCAAATATCTCTTTTACTTGTATATATCTCTCTTGTTTCATAATATTATTTTTACACTTGTAAATATACTAATTATTTTTATGTTTAAAAAACATACCCCCCCTATAAATATTTTTGTGAATACTTAAATAGTTTCCACCTAACCAACATACCCTTGCTAAAATATGGACGGGTAAGTAAGCCCCCGTGCAAAACGCAAAGTGGCTTGCAAAAAACAACCTTAAATTCTGAATTATGAACTTATTACAGAAACTTTCAAAGGCGTATGGGACTCCGCTTTATAATAGAACCCAGACTACTCCCCAAACTAAGGGATTTACTATCGTTTCCATAGAGGAAAACACACTCGAAGTATTATGCGGGGGTGTAACTTATTATGTAAGCATTAGGAAAGATTCTCAGCACAAAACTATTGAAGATAACTTCGAGTTACAAGAGTTTATTGCAGAGAGAGATGCAACATTCAACTACAATGGTGTGGATTATGATGTAGCACAAGGGACACTAAAACTATTCGCTGTATAGCGAGTAGTTTCTTTCTTATAGAACTATTATAGCATTTTAATGTTATGGTAGTTCTTTTAAATATGCCGAAAGGCTTATAGTTGCGGTTTCGAGGGATTAGTCCAGTCTAACGAAAATAGGTGGGCATTGAGGAATGTGAAACCAACTCCTAAAAACTGAAACCACAATTAAATGCAAAACTATCTGCTGTTGAAGAGAACTAAAGCAATCATATACTTCTGTGTATTATCAGTGACTTGGTGTAAAGAGGGTAAAACGTCTTTGCATTATATAAAGAGTTAAAAAATTGTAAGGGTTAGTTTACTTACGTTAGTTCTCCAAAGGCAGTTTAAACTTTAATAAGAAATCCAAGGGTAATGGTCTTGGTTATTTACTACACTCGTTGAATAATGGTCAAAATAATTACCTACGACGCTTATTTCTTTTACATTACCATAACGCTATTGCTTAATTAGCAGTGAAGAATCCTTTGACAAAGATTCTGAAGTGTTTAGTCACTTACTTGATACAACAAAACTTAATTAATTACTAAGTATTAAGGATAAAGCATAACATTAAGTTGATAGCACTTATTATTGTTGTATCGAGTATTTTATTTATTAATTAACCTTAAAATTTAACCTATGAAAAGTTTTACCCTTAAAGTATATCCACATAAATTTATGAATGATGTGGATAATAATCATTTTAAAGCAGATAGTCTTGCTCATACTGTATCACAATTAGTTCTTCAAATGCTTGAGGATTCTAATGTTCTTAATAAGAACCTGAGTAGCAATGAAGGATATGAGTTTGAAATTCATAACCCTAATTGTAAAGCAACTATAAAAGTTGTAGATAAAATACTTCTAATCTTTCCATCAGTATCTAAAAGAAAAGTTTGGATAGAATTTCCTATCCAACCTAAACATAAGCTTGGTAACATTGAGAGAAGATTCCAAGAAGATGCTATTGATGCAATGGATTATGGAGAAGAAGATTGGATGTCTTATTAAACTTATTATAAGGCAGTGCTGATATCTAACGAAAGATATACAGACGGTTATGCAGGTTCGAATCCTGCCATTGCCTCCAATTAATATAATATAATGATATATTATAGCATAATTACAAATAAACCTTAAAAAACACACACAATGAGAACACACACAATTGAAAAACTATTCCTATTAGCAATGGCGATGGGGTTAGTTATGTTTGGAACTATTTTAGTTACAAATGTATACGGACAAGACAATTTCCCATATATGACAGGGGAAATAAATTATAATAAACATAAAAAAGAAAACACACAAGCATCTTCTTATACTACAATTAGTATAAATCAATTAGATGCAATGGCTGAATGGATGGAGACTGATATACAAGAAGGAGTTATTCCAATAAATTATGGAGAAATATACATAAACAATTATCGTATAATTCAAGATAACTTATGGACTGTCTTCTTTAGTATGCAGAAAGAAAGAAAGATTCTACAAAAAAAGATTTCTAAGTTGGAATCTAAATTGGCTAAGTTAAATAAAGAAACATCTAAAATAAATTAATTATGGAACAAGCATATATAGCAATTTCTATGTTAATTGATGAGCGTATGGGAGAACCTTCCCATAACATCAGAATCTTACAAATGATAAGAGAATTTCAACATCGATATCCTGCTACTTATAAAGTGGTTTATTTGAGGTTGAAATTTATGGATAAATTAGATAACTTAGAAAGAATAGACGGAATCAGTAAAATATAATTAAAATAAGAGAGTGTTACCTAACTAACTGTAGAGTAGCGTAATTCTATAATAACTTAGATTATTATTGGCTCTCTTATTTAATAAACAAATTAAAACAAAATATTATGAAAGCAATAAAATTATTTATTAAGCAGGAATGGTTATTCCTCCTTAAAGCATTGACAATATCAACTATTTTTATGGCAGTATTATTAGGATACTGTTATATATTAACACATTAAGAAAAATATATCATATTAATTTAAGGTTATACTTGGGTAATATGAAATATTATTGCCCTCGTTAATCTTTAAAATAAAAATATAGGAACTATAGATTGCTCGTCTATAGTCAGATTTCTACTTTTCAACCATATCATCGAATAATATCTTTATAACGATTCGTTTGGATATCGTAAGAATAATAAATCTATTTCCTTTAACTGAAAGAGCACAAAAAAATCACATATAAAATATAAAACAAAAATTATGAAAACGATTGAAAATTTAGAACAAGGAGAAATGTTATTAGCTTCGGCTAAAAAAGTAAAAGGAGGAAAAATCCAATTACATTTTGCTCAAAAAATAGATAACCCTAATGTTAGACCTCAGTCTATAGTAGGATTATTAAATGCTTCAGATGATAGATTCACGCAAACAGGGAAACCTCGTCACGCTTGGGTATCTGCTCAACCTGAAGATGCAAGCAAATTGTTTGGATTAGATTTTTCTTCATTAACTGCTGAAGGGCAAGAAATGGAGATTAATAAACTAAGTCCTTCTATAAACGGTCAAGCACTTAATATTCAAATAACTGAGACTACTCAAGGAAATGAATATGAAGTTGCTAACTTTGAGACTATGGCTAAAAGAGCTGGTAAAGATGGAGATTATATCTTAACTAAAGGTGGCGAATACATTTATGTAAGAGCATCTGTAGTTCCAGGTAATCCTTCACACGCTTTCTTAGCAGATACAGTAAGAAGTTCTTCTTTTGTAGGAACTGATGCTGCAATTGAAGATGCAATAGGTTAAGCCTATTAATATCTATATAATTAAACACAAGGAACACTTAATTGTTGTTTCTTGTGTTTTTTTTATACATCGCTACATTAAATAAAGACACCTTAAAAAAAAATAAACAACCTTTAATACCTTAAAAATGATAAATACTAAAAACCTAACAAACCCAGAGAAAAATGAAACAATTAATCTTCCTAAAGTTCAAATGGAAGACATAGGATTATACATAAGAACTATACAATTAGATAACTATCCTGACAGCCCTACACAATTAGCATTGCTGATTACTGAAAATTTTAATGTATCTTGCACTCTAGAAGATATAATTAGATATGAATCTTTACATTTTATTCACGAAGACTATGAGAGAATATCAAGAGAAGTCGAGTATAATATGTATGAACAAGAACTTATATATTTACAAAATAATAAATAATATGAAAAATAATGCATTAGAACAATATGAAATATCTTTTGATGATTTTAAAGATTGGTTATTTTCTGATTCAGGAGATATTATCAATTTTGCATTATCAATTATACAAGATATGGTAGACTTAGAAGACAAAGTAATAATAACACCTCAATATTTATTAAGTTTTTGTGATGAACTTCCTAAAAGCCTTGTTAAAGGTTTTAAGGAGTCAGACAAATGGATAAATGCTGAGGAATGTAAATTTATAAAGTAATGAAATATAGTATGGAAAGACATAGTAGAAAAAGTAGTAAGGCATATAAAATTGCCTTACTATCTTTAATTTGGAATATAGTATTAACAATAATAATCTTATTACAATGAAAGAAAAAGAAAATGAAGAACATTTAAAAAAAATAAAAAAGAAAATACTCATAACAATTAAAATGAGGAAATTTATAATAAAAGAAAAACCTATTGCATATAAAGATGGATTTCTGGCATCAGGATGGGGAAGTGGATATGTAGCAGTGCCTAAAGAACATCCTTATTTTGAGAAATTTGCTGAGGAAATGGATATAGATATTCACGGAGGAATTTCTTATACTAAATATGGTACTTCTTTACGAGGGATACTTCCTAAATTTCAAACTGATAAATATTGGTTGATAGGTTTTGATACTTTTCACGCTGGAGATAATAAAGTGAATAAAAATGAAGAGTTTGTTAAACAAGAAACAGAGAGATTATATAAACAATTAACATCTGTAATATGAGATTTAGAGAATATCAAAGAGAATTATGGGTTAGAGGAAATGAAGTATATTCTTATGGTTATGTAATAGCTGTTATTGAGAATAAATTAATATATCCTGAAAAAAACCTAACAGCAAAAGGTAAGCAACATATAAGGTATGTTGCAGAACAATTAAAATTAATAATAATAGAATAATGTATAAAGTAACAAATGATTTAAACCACGATCAAGCCTTTTTTGATTCTGAATACCAAGCAGCAGTTTATATAGATGAATATCTTTCAAGAGTAAATGTATATCTTGAAGAAGATGAGAAATATCAAATAGATGATTTTGAAATAGAAGAATATTTTAGATGTGGATATTGTGGGGAAGAAATGACTGAAGGTAAATATTGTTCTAAGGATTGTTCAGATGCTGACAATACAGAAGGAGTATGAAATAAGCAATAGAAGTAATAAAAAAATAGAAATTATGGAAAAAGAAAAACAACTATTTATAATAGAAGGTTACAGGATATGGGCATATTCAAAAGAAGAAGCCCAAGAACATTTAAAAATAATAAAAAGAATATAAAAAATGACAGAAAAAGAAATTACAATTAAAATTAGAGTAGATGAAGAAAAAATATCCACATTATATCATAATTATGGTATAAACTATGATAGTGTGGAAGATTTTATACTTATGTTAATACAAAATATAGAAACCGATACTGAGTTTGATGGTTTTCCTGTTAATAGTATGAAACAATTTGGATATGAAATATTTTGCACATCTGATTAAAAATAAATAAATAAATAGAAATTATGGGACGATATTATAACGGAGATATAAATGGTAAATTTTGGTTTGCAGTACAAAGTAGTGTAGCACCAAGTAGATTTGGTGGTGAAGAATATGAACCATCATACATACAATATCATTTTGGAGAAGAACATTTAGAAGAGATAGAAGAAGAAATGAAGAAAATAAAAAAGTCATTAGGAAAATATAAAGAAAACTTTGATAAATTTTTTGAGAAGAATGATTTTTATAATGATGAAATGTTAGAAGAATTTTTTAAAGAAAAAGAAATAGAAACTAAAAATATAGGCTCACATTTAGAGAATTATGCAGATTTAGGATTAGGACAAGAGATTTTAGATTGTGTAAAAGAAAATGGAGAGTGTAATTTTGAAGCAGAAATATGAAAAAATTAAAATATTTATTAATAACAGATGAACAAAAAGAAAAGATAGATTTTTATTTAATGAGAAGAGTTCCTGTGAAATATGTAGCAATGTTAGTGAAATGCTCTGAAGGCTCTGTCTATAAACGAATGCCTCTTATTGATAAAGATTTATTAGGAGTTACCTTTGGACATAAAAATGAATCTTATTTTGAAGATGAAAATGATTATTATGGTAAAGATTTTAGTGATGATAATTATAATCAACTTAGTAAAGAAGAAAAAATAATATATAGAAAACTTAAATATAAAAAAAATTAAAAAATTAGAAGAATGATTTATTTAATAACAAAACAAAAAGAACTTTTTAAGACTACAGAATATAAACATTGTGATATAGAATATTCTTTAAAGTGTCTTAATAAATTAGAAAGTATCAGTTTTGATACTGAAACAAATGGCTTAGAACCTTATAAACATAAACTTATATGTATACAATTGGGAAATAATGAAAATCAATTTATAATAGATTGTAATACTATAGATATATTAG